GGCGAAGTCAAACTGCTTCAAGAATATACTGCTGCTGATTTGACAGTAATCCAGTAATCAATTTTTCTCTATATTCATAGTGTTACTTAGCTCTCGAGTTCTTCTTGAGAGCTAAATTTTTATTTAAGGAAAGAAAGGAAAATGTATAGAAACATTTATTATACCTGTAATGAGGATACAGGCTGGAGAGGACAAATAACTCTTGATACTTGGGATGAGGAAGGTAAACCCATTACAGTTACTACTGAGTATCCATCTCATCTTTATTATGTAGACCCGATTGCAGAAGATGTATCGGAATTTACTACTATTACAGGTAAATCTCTTGTTAAGAAAGAATTTGGTTCTATATTCCAAAGAGCTAAATGGATTAAGGAACATCCGAAGGTTAAGCTCTACGATTGCTTGGATCCTATTGCAGCTTTTTTGCAAGATACATTTTATAAAGTAAATGAGAATCCTGATTTTGCTCAGTATCCTTTAAAGTGTTATGCTTGGGATATTGAAACTGCAGTATCTGTTGGATTTCCTGACAAAGATAATCCGAGAGATCCTATTACCTGTATGACAATAGGAGATTTAGAATCTTATAATACTTACACTTGGGTATTACTTGCAGGAAATTGGAAAAAACAATTAAAAAATTCTGATTTTAAAAACCAAGATAAGAAGACTTTTTTTGTCTTTAATGAAGAAAAAGAAATGTATAGACATTTCTTGAATTGGTTTAAAACTAACCGACCTGATATTTTGTTCGGTTGGAATATTGATTCATTTGACGTTCCATATACTGTTAATAGAATTGCAGCGTTACTTTCAATGTCGGAAGTTGCAAATGCTTTGTCACCTTCTGGTAATATGAGAAAGAAAATTATTAAGCCCAATATTAAGGCTATTCCTTATGAAGGTTATAGATTTGAAGGTTTGACAATTCTCGATTATATGCAACTTTACAGAGATAAGTTCTGTAAAGATTCAATGGTTATTGATTATAAACTTGAAACTGTTTGTCAAGAAGAACTCGGCGTCGGTAAACTTCATTATGAAGGAACATTTAAACAGTTTTATCTTAGAGACTTTAAAACTTTCGTTGAGTATAATATTATAGACGTTGTTCGTTGTCTTGACCTTGAAAAGAAGAAGAAACTTATTGCATTGACAAGATATATGTGCAATACTGCTCTTTGCACATATGATAAGATTCTTGCAGCACAACCCGTAGTCATAGGAATGCTTAATCTTATTGCAAAGAAACAAGGACAAGTAACAATGTCAGACGATAGAGTTGATCCGGAAATTAAGGTAAGACCGTTTGAAGGTGCATATGTATTTCCGGTTGAACCGTCTAAATGTAAATCATTTGCTACATTTGACTTGAATTCACTATATCCTAATATTATCATTTCTATTAACATATCGCCAGAAACATATGTCGGACAAGTAGAAGGATATGATACTGATTTATGGACAGTAAGGTTTAAATCATCCGATAAAGTTAAACAGATGTCGAAAGAAACCTTTATTAAGAAATTTGGAGATAGGGTTAATATTGCTCCTAATGGTGCATTGTTCTTGAAACAGAATATTAGAGATGGCATTTGTCCTCAATTTGAAAGAAAGTTTTATGCTGGTCGTAAGAAAGTTAAGAAGGAAATGATTAACACTCAAATTCAAGCTGCAAAACTTCTTGATAAAATTCTTGAAACTGACCCTAAATTTGACCATGAAGATTCAATGGTTAAATTGGATACAGATGATAAGAAACAATGGAGAGCATTAGTAAATGATGCATCTCGCCTGGAAATTTCGCAGCTTGGAATGAAGTTGGCCCTAAATTCATTATATGGTTTGTTTTCATCTAAGTTTTCGGAAATTTGCCAAATATATTGTGCAGAGGCAATTACTTCTTCGGGGCGAGTAATTATCCAGAATTCTATGGCGTTTATTGATAAGTTTATGAATCGCAAATTTCCGAATAAACCTGTAATAGTATTAGATAAAACGGGAAATCAGATTAAATTGTCTAATAAAAGAAAATACAAAGTTATTCGCAATGAGGAAGAAATAGAAATTTATCCAGAATCCTTAAGAAAAGGAGATAAAATAGTAGAAATATAATTTTGAAAATTTTTGTTTACTTTTCTTTTAAAATAGCTTATGATAACATCATATAAAATAGAAAAGGAATCTTGAAATGGATTTAGGACAATTACAGTTTGAAAAGAAATATTTTAATAGTACAGTTAGTCAATTAAAGAAGGAATTTAAGGATTTTCTCAATGAGAAGGATTTTCCTGTTCCTAATATTCAACAATTAATTGAAATATCTAATAGTACTGAAGGGGGCGGAATGTTGCCGATATTTTCATTTAGTGTTGAATCTTCTGCTGATGAAATTTATGAATGTCAAGTTTATATAGCTTTGAATGTTTTCAATCCTATTACTATTCTCGGAGATGAAAATTCAGATTTCTGTTCAGTAGTAATGTCATTTAATCGGCTTAAATCTAAAGAATCATTTCCTATTATTGAAGGCAATGGAAGAAATTTCCCTGAAGCTTTTGAAGACATGCTAATTAGATTTGAAGAAACACAAGAATCAATGGAAGAATAATGGCTATTGAAGTACAGGAAGTAATACAGGTTCCAGATAAATTAAAGTATGTGGCTTTTGGTGATTCTGTTGCCGGTAATACTATAATTGAATATAAAGATATAGATGGTAAAACCGACAGACTATCATTTGATGTTTATTTTAAAACTCGAGTCTTTAATATTATTGAATTTAGTGATGGAACTTTAAGAGGGTTAACTTCTGATAAAGTTAAAAATATTGTCAATAATAAAATTGTATGATCAGAAGTTCAATATGTCTACGCCCATAAAGTATCTAAACCCTGCTGGCAAATCACTTCAAAGAAAACTAAGAAATTTGTTCAACTTACTAATGATCATTCAGCTATAGTTCTTAGAGACAATAAATTACAAAAAGTTAAACCAGTTGATATTGATATTGCACAAGATAAAATCCTGGTTAATATTGATAATGATTGTATAATTGATGAAATTTCAAAATGCGAATATATCAGAGATTTTAATAATGAATTTGTATATGATTTATCAATAGATGGTCCTAAGGATCAACATACATTTATTGCTAATAGTATACAGGTATCGAATACTGATTCTTTCGGGGCTAATGTAGAGCCATTGGTTGAAAATCTTCTTAAAGGTAAAGTTCCCACAAAGGACTGGAAACGTGAAGATGTAGATAAAATTTGTCAAGTACTTGATGATAAGATAATTCCTCTTGTTAATAATAATTGTACAAAAATTGTTAAAGAGAAATTTTTGTCAGATGTATCGACTATTGAATTCAAACGTGAAAAATTTTGTGGAGCTGCTTGTTTTCTTGCAAAGAAGCATTATGCAGTTTATGTATTGAATAATGAAGGTGTTTCTGAATCAACTTGGATTCATAAAGGAACTGCTATTAAACAGTCTGCATTGCCAAAACCTGTTAAAGAATTTCTTAAACGAGTAGTTGAAACGGGCCTGCTTGAAAACTGGGATAATTCCAAGTTTATGGCAGTATGCAATGATTACTATAATGAATTCAAAACATACGATATTTTGGATATTTCAAAGTCAGCAGGTTATAGTACTGAAAAAGTATTTAGAAAACCATTTGATAAAACTGGTGTAACTGCATTCGGTGCCATTGCTGCTAATTATTATAATGATATGATTAACTATCTTAATCTTGGTCATAAGTATGATAAGATTAGAGTTGGCGATAAATTCCGCGTAGCTTATGTAAAGCCTAATAATAAATGGAAATTGGAATATATCGGATTTCCTGGAGTTTGGCCCGAGGAGTTTAACGAATATTTTGAATTCGATTATAAAGTGATGTTTGCTAAGTATATTCTTAAACCTCTTGAAGGTTTTATGAAAGTATTCAAGTGGAAGAATCCGGATTTTACAAAGCAAGCAGTAGTAAATATTGATGACCTCTAAATTCTTATGGCTGAAGAAGAAAAGAAAGAAGAAAGTAATAAGTCGACTATTACTGGAGGAATAATAGCGGCAGTATTGGCTATTATTCAAGTGTTTCTTAATATCATTAGTTCAAGAGTTACTAATACCGACCTTAATAAAGGTGAAAAGAACAAAAAACTTCAAGAACAACTTGATAAGAATAAAAAGGCTATTAAGGATTCTCATAAGACAAATAATTTAGAAGAGATAAGGAAAATGTTAGGCAAATGAAGATTAAGAATTTTTTAAGTGTTTTATTGATTTCTTTATTGTTATCAGGCTGTGTTTCTTTTACAAACCCAAGCCCTTCGTTAGTTGTTCCTAACCAACCGTCTTATGATGGTAATGAACAGAATTCCGGTGTATTATATCAAATATCAACCGGAGGTTATGTTATAACTGCCAATGCAAGAGATAGATATAATTCTTTTATAGAACAATATGGCAGTAAGTTAAATCTTACTAAAGATTATGGTTTAACGCCAGTTTATATTGCTACGGACGAAGCTATTGAAAATTTTGCAAAGATGAATCTTTGGGATAAGAATAAAGATGTTCTTGAACCTGAAGATATTACAAAAGCAAAGAAAAAATCTTGGTATCAATTTTGGAAGTCTAACTAAACAAGTTAGACTTTTTTTATGTCAGAAAAAGGAATTAAGCATTTTTGGGTTGATACTGAAACCCTATCATTTGACCAAAGCCAGCCGGACATAATTCAGTTGGCTTGTTTAGTTGAGCAAGATGGAAAGGTTATTGATAAGTGGGCTTCATATATGAAACCTTGTGTATTCGATAAAGTAGAACCTGGAATTTGGGAATTCCATCAAAAACATTTAGGCAAATCTAAATCTGATATATTGAATAGATTTCCAGACCAGAATAAAGTATTCAATGAATTTATGGATTTTCTTAATAAGCATTGTGATCCTTTTGACAGAACTGATAAAATGATTATGGGTGGTTATAATGTAGGATTCGACCGCAATAAGATTATTGCCTGGTTCGATTATAATAATTACAATAATTTGTTTTCTTATTTTGCCGGTAGAACTCTTGATGTTTACCATATATTGTCATTCTTGCTTGATGATTTAAACTTACCAAGTTTTAAGCTTGAGAATGTTTGGAAATATCTTGTAGAAAATGGTATAATTGCTGATATTAAAGGTAATAACCATTCGGCCATAACAGATATAACCCAAACTTATATCTTATATAAGAAAATTGTAAAACCTGCTAAGGATGCTTATTTGACTTCTCTTTAAGATTAAATTTAAAAACAATGAAAGTAAACTCTAAAGATTGGATTCCTATTGGAAATTTGGTTCTTCTAAAACCTATTGTTATAAATCATAAGGAGTTTGTTCCTGAAGATTTGCAAGAAAAAGAAGGTTTTGAAATTATTGGATTTGGTTCTGCATATGAACCTATTGAAGATTTGAAAATCGGCGATAAAGTTCTTGTAGTAGAATATGACGGTAAAAAAGAAGGTGGGAAAATTATTATAGCCGGTGAAGGCGAAGTTTGGACATATCCTCCTTCTGCAATAGCTGCAAAGATAGTTGAAGAATAATTTAAGAAAGGATTTTAAAATGGCAAAGAAAGCAAAGGAAGAAACAAAAGAAGTTAAAAAATCTGTATCGGGATTTTTCTCAGCTTTGAAAAAAGAAACTGGTGCAGAAGCCTTTAATAAATCAAAGCTTACAAAAGTTGACCATTATGTCGATACTGGTTGTTATGCTTTGAATCGTATTTGTTCTGGTTCGATTTATGGCGGTTTGCCCAGTGGTGCAGTATGTTTATTTTCAGGCGAATCTGCTACATCTAAAACTCTTTCTACATTTATTGCAGCTAAGAATGCAATCGATAAGAATGGCTATGGCGCAATTATATATGTCGATTCTGAAGGCGGCGCAAATCGCGGAATGTTGGAATCGGTCGGTATTGATATGGATTTGGTTCAATATGTTCCGGTTGCAACAGTTGAAGAAGCCACAGTAAAACTTATCAACATTTATAAAACTATTGCTTCTTATCAGGAACAAGATCCCGATTTTAAGGCAATGGTAATTCTTGATTCTCTTGGCGGATTGGTATCAGAGAAAGTTCTTCTTGACGCTGATAAGGATAAATCTGTTGCAGATATGGGCGGAACTCAAAAACGCATAGGATCTATGCTTAGAGCCGTAACAATTCCTGCTAAGAAAACTAATTCAATGTTGGTAATTCTTGCTCAGCAATATGCAGATCCCAATGCAATGTTTGCTTCAAAAATTCAGAATATTCGTGGGGGTAAATCTGTTTATTATCAGCCTTCATTGATTGTTCAGCTTGCTCGTAAACTTGAAAAGGGTGAAGGTAAAGAAGATAATTTTTATGAATCTTCTGTTATTAGAGCATTTACTATTAAAACAAGAAATGATGTAAGACCATTCCTTGAAACAGAATATATTATTGATTTTAAACATGGTCTCAAAACTAAAGAATTTTACGGTTTGATTGCTCCTGCTATTCAGCTTGGATTTATTAAGAATCCTAAACAAGGTTGGTATCAAGTTCCTTCTTATAGTGATAAACTCATGAGACTTGCAGACCTTGAAGGCGGTGCCGAAGCTAAGAAAATTTGGGATACATTTATTCAGGATTTCGATAAAGCTTCTAAGGAACAGATTTCTTATAAGTCTTTGTCCGAAGAGGATAGTTCTGAAATCAATGAAATGAAAGCAGAACTTAATAAGAAGTTTTCCCTTAATGCGGAAGCTCTTGATGAACCAGTTGAAGAAACTGAATTGGTAGACGAAGAATAAGATTAAACTTCCTTTAAAGAAGGAAATTGAGTGCAGAAAAATAATAGACAAGAAGAACCTTTCTTGAAAGAGATTAGCCTTGAAGATTCAGTAAAGGCTAATCTTGTCTTTAAGAAGTTTTTACAAGATTCAGCTTATAGAGAGCTGATAGCAAGGAAATTTAAGTATAGGTATTTTGCCGATTTTGATATTTCTGTTGCTATATCTCTTGCTATAAAATATTATAAGAAATATGGTAATGTTCCTGAAATAGATGTTTTAAAATCAATAGTAAGAAAATCATTAGCAAAGGAAGACAAGCTTGATGCCAATCTTGTTAATGCTTCTATTGAGACTGCACTTAATACTACTATAACAGACGAAGAACTTATTAAACAGTCTGTTGTAAATTTTATTGCTTCTCGAACAGCTTATAATCTTATTATCGATAATCTCGAAAAGATTAAAGGACAAAAAGACGTATCTTATATCTTACAAGAACTTAATGATATTCAGTCTTTAAAACTTGATGAAGATTTAGGATTTCTTTATTTTAGAGAATTTGCAGAACACTTAAAAGAAATTGCAAGTCCTGAGGCAAGAATGTCGACGGGTTATCCTGAACTTGATAAGGTATTGGCGGGGGGTTGGTATACCAAGGGTAGAATGTTGTTTTGTTTTGGCGGAACAACACATTCTGGTAAATCTTTGATGCTTTCTAATCTTGCTATTAATTCTTTGAAGCAAGGTAAATGTGTTCTTATTGTTTCTCTTGAAATGTCAGAACTTATTTACGGAAGCCGAATTGACGCGCATATAGCAAATCTTGATGTAAACCAACTCCAGTTTAATGTAGAGAAACTTGAGAAACGAGTTGACAGTTTTAAGAAATTAAATCCTAAGGCTGAACTTATTATTAAAGAATTTCCTGCTAATACTATTACGGCAAGAGATTTAGATGTTTATATTGACAAACTTCAACGCCAGATAAACAGAAAGATTGATATTATCTATTTGGATTATCTTACTTTGATGAATCCTATATATGGTAAAGACCGGGGAATGTATGAACGTGGCGGAGAAATTGCAAAGGATGTAAGAGCTTTATCTTATAAGTATGAAGTTCCGATTGTAAGTGCAGTTCAGTTAAACCGTAATACATTTCTATCTGAACAACCTGGTCTTGAAAATGTTGCTGAGTCTTTTTCTATTGCAGGCACATTAGATGGTTTGATTAATTTAGACCAATCTCCCGAAGATAGAACAATGGGTATATTGCCAGTTGTAGTAGCTAAAAACCGTTTAGGTGGTTGTATCGGAGAAGTATTAAATTTTGAAATTAACTATTCTTCATTGACTATTTCAGAACCTACAATGTCATCTATAAAGAAATCTGCAGTAAAGAAAACTGTAGAATCATTAGAAGCTGATCTTGAAAAGGATGAAGAATTGGATAGTATTTAATAATTAAACTTTATTTCATTATGATGTTTACTACTTTTACAGGCCTAAGCGAAAAATCTTCTCGCAAAGCATTGGCTGAAAAGAATGATAGAGAAGAATTCCTTGCTAACTTAAAAGAATTTTTGGATGTTAAGACTGAAGCTGAATTTGATTTAAAATTAAAAGATATATTTTCTGATAAGGAAAGATGTACTTTGTTTTGTAAGAAGCTTGGTTATACAAAAGAAGAATTTATCAAGCTTCTTGTAGAGAATGAAGTTGAATTTATGTTCCAACCCCGTAATGCTTCCTGGATAAGAAGGATTCATTATAAGACTAAGAAATCTTAATGGACGAAGAAGAATCACAGACTACTATTGAGCAGGCAAAGGTAATATATCAATATTACCATAATCTTGTTGTTAAGAATAAAACAGGTTCATTACCTCGACCAGTAAAAGATTGGAACAAAGTTTTCCAGAAACAAGAATGGCCTTATATTCTTAGGTTTGCTCATAATGTTAATAATTCCGGAGGCCAAATCAATTATAAGATTTACATTCGGGCTTTATTTGATTTTTCTAATAACCAATGGTTTTCTCCTAAACTGTTTGTCTCTCAAAAAGGAATCCAGATTTATAAGCATTATCTTAAAACACTTAATGATAATCAAGATCCAGAATTAGTAAGAAAGGGTATTATTAAGTCTATTAAGTATGTAGCTTCTTTTTGTAAGAAACACAATCTTAAAGATTTTAGGTCATATTTTAATTTTAATGCTACTACATTTCCTACTATTGTTATTCACTATACAGCGGGTTCTATTACTAAACCGTTCTTTGCGATGATTCCTTATATTGAAAAAAGGATTAAATCATTTCCTCCTGATATAGTAGCAGATTATTTTTCTGAACAGGATATTAAAGATTTTCCTATAAACCGAGCTTTATATGCTAATCTGTCAGAGAAGCTTGAGAATATAGCAGAAAATTTTGAAGAAATTTTGAATTACTATATTCAAAAAGAACAGGAATAAATATATTTTTAAACAAGCAAGTAAATCTATTTGCAAGCATAATAAACTTAAAACTCTAAACAAGCTAATTAATAATGATTACAAGTACTAAAACTACACTTAGAGACCTTTTTGCAAAGGCTCAGAAAAATGAACAAGCAAAAGTTGCAACTTCCCATCAAGATGAAAGATTCTTGGTTCTTAAGCCTGGAAGAAGGTATCGTGTAAGACTTTTGTTTTCGCCCACCGAAAAACGTTCGGGTCCGTTTATTGAAACAAAAATTCATAGGAATTATAATCCTAACCTTAGAAAATATACAAAGGTATTGTGTCCTTCGTCCGACTATTTGGAAGGTTATGAAGGTTATAAGATGTGTCCTATTTGTCAAGCAGCCGGTAAGTTCTATGAAAAGGCTCAGCTCGGCGACGCTAATGCTCAGAAAATGTATAACAGCATTAAGCGTATAACTGAAAATTACGCAGTTGTATATGTTGTACAAGATTCTCTGGAAGGCGAAGGCAATGTTGCTGGCAAGATTAAGATTCTAAAATACGGTTTTGATATTCAGAAAGTATTTGATCGTTTTGTTATGGGCAAAGCCGTTAAAGGTGAACCTGAAATCGATCCTGAAGAAGTGATTGGATATGATGCTTTTGACCTTGAAAACGGTAGAGACCTTATTATTTCGGTGGGTTCGAAGAAAGTCGGTGCGCAGGTTTATCCTGAATATAATGCAAGTTTTTCAGGTAAGTATTCGTCTGTTCCTCTTACTGAGGAAGAAGTTGCAGATGCAGTAAAGAAACTTCGTTTTGATGAAGATTTCTTTGTTGATTATGATATGAATGCTATCAATGCTTTCTATAAGGAAATTGTCCTTAAAGAATCTGGTGCAGACCTTGACATCAATGAAGATAAGTCTGATGACGAAGGCGAAGACGAGGATGATTCTGAAGTCTTTAAGAAACCTGTAAAGAAGGCTGCTCCCGCTAAGAAGTTCGATCTTGAAGAGGAAGATGAGGAAGAATCTGCAAACCCGGCCAAGCCTGCAAAGAAAGCCCCTGTCATTGAAGATGACGATGATGAAGATGATTTAAAATATGAAGATGACGAAGAGGAAGAAAAACCTGTAAAGAAGGCTGCTCCCGCTAAGAAATCTTCTGCTTCGAAATTCGATCTCGACGATGATGAGGAAGAAGAACAGGTTAAGCCTGCAAAGAAAGCAAAGAAAGTTGTCGAAAAAGAACCTGAGCCTTCTGAAGATGAAGATGATGAAGATTGGGAATTCAACGAAGACGACGAATAATTAAAAGCATTAAAAAATAATTTGTTAAGGACTCAAAATAATTGAGTCCTTTTTATTTTTAATACTTAAACTTTGACTAATGAAACTAAAAGTTTTTAATATTGATGAATTCGATGCAATTTTGCGTGGCATAGTTAAAGTTGTCGAAGGTTGTAAAATCGATCTTACTAAGAAAGGAGCTACTATCAATATCGGCAATGGTAAAGTTAGGGCTTTTATAAAGACGACTTGTATTGTAGTAGATGAATCTGAGGAGACGGAAGAAACATCAATTTGTTTCGAAATGGTTAATAAGCTTATTCAGGCTGTTTCTTTTATTAAGGAAACGTCTTCTGAAACTGAGTTTATTCTTGAAACGGACGGTATTTTCCTTTCCTATAAAGGACATGCTAAATTTAAATTGAAACTTGATAAGCCTGAACGAGTTGAACAATGGACAACAACTTCTCTTAAAACAGAGCTTACAGATTTATTTTCATTTAGGATTACTCAAGACCAGATTGATTTCCTCAGCAAGTATTCTACGTTTAATCCTAATTTTGAAGTTAAAGCATATCTTTATTTGAAAGACAATATGCTTTATTGTGATATTGACGATAAAAATGAAGCCCGCATTAGTTCAGTAACTGTTCCTATTACTAAGGATTTTGAAGGAACACTTGCAAATCCTGTCATTATGGATTTAAATGATATGAGGATATTTTCTCTTATTAGCAAGACTCAGATTAAAGTAATAGTCACTGAAAAATGTGTTAAAGTATTGTCATTCAGAAAAACAGATAATACAAAGACTGCATTGCAAATGATAGTAAGAATTTTAAAAAATTAAAGGAAATGGAAAAAGAGAAATCGAATAATCTCTATACAAAGTCGTATTTTATTAAGCGGCTTGTAGAAAAGAAATTTTATGTTCAGAAAGTTATAGATAGTTATCCTAAATTTGATTCCAGATATTGGACTATTTTGGTAAATCCTGGTAGGAATAATTTTCTTATAACTTGTATTAGAAATAAAGATAAACCGACAGCCCAGTTTAGGATTAATGCTAAGAACGATACTAATATCATTATAGAAACTGAGTCTATGGAAGTTATTATTTCTACTCTTATGAATTTAGTAAAGGACCAAAAAGTTAGTCCAGTGGTATTTTAAAAGATGGCTGAAGAAGAAACAAAACCTATTGAAAATGAAATCAAGCTTGACTTTAAGTTTGATTTAGGCAAGATTAAAGAACTTAAAGAAAAGAAGGAAAAGAAGCTTGAAGAAGTAATGGCTTTTCTGTATGAATCATTCGGTAAATCCCAGTATTGGAATGAGCTAAGTGCATTTCAACAGTATTGTTTA